AATAAATCAGTGCCAGGTATTATCTATGAATTGACAGGTTTTGGCACAGCTAGAAGTAGGCGTAGAACTAGACAAGTCAGCCGCAACCCAAAAGCCTCAGAACAATTTATCAGAAAAGTTCAAGATTCAAACCCATCTTCGCAGAAAAGATTGATTTATAGAGCCACATCTTTGAAAGGTAAGCAAGCCTTAGATGGTATCAATCAAGTATTGGTAAAATATTTGGGTCGAAATTTTAGGGAGTAAAGTGGCAGCGTTAAGTCAAAGTGTTGTAATTAATTTTCTAACCAAATTTGATAAAAAGGGTTTAGATAAAGCAACAAAAGATCTCAAAGGTTTTGATAAGTTTCTTGCCCAATCAAAATTCTTGGGCAAAGCAAAGCTTGTCGCTGGAGCAGTCGCGGGCGTAGTTATAGCTGAAAAGATCGCCAGAGCTTCAATCCAGGCAGCTTTGGAGCAAGAAAGACTGGACAAATCAATTGAGCAATCTTTGCGCACCATCAATAGGTTGGGGGATGCGCAAGGTGTAAAACTACTGATAACAGATTTACAAAGAGCTACAAACATCAGTGAAGGAGTATTGACCCCAGCCTTAAATTCATTGATCGTACAAACAGGTGATTTGGAACAATCTCAAAAACTTTTACAAATAGCAATAGACACTAGTGCTGGAAGTGGCAGAGACTTAAGTAGTGTGACTGATGCCTTAGCCAAAGCATCCCGCGGTAATTTTAGAGCTTTGGGGCAATTGAATCTTGGCTTTGATGCAGCAACAGCAAAACAAATCGGTTTAGCGGAGATTACTGACTATTTGACATTGAAGTTTGATGGCGCAGCCCAAAGAGCTACTCAAACTTTTGGTGGTCAATTAGATAAATTAAAAATATCTGCGGGTGAGGCAGCAGAGAATTTAGGCGAAGGATTTATCACAGGCATTGAAGTCATACTTGGTGGTGCTGATGCAGCAGGATTTTTTGGAGCAAAGTTAGAAACCCTTGGTTTAAATGCTGGTTATGTTTTTGTGGCTTTGGCAGAAAAAATAAGCAAAGTCACAGATGCACTCACAGCAGCTAGTAAAAACCCAATATTCAAATTTATCTTAGAGAATTTGCCTGTTGTAAGTGGTTGGGTTGGTCTTTTTGATAAATTAGCGGAAGATGGGAAAAAAATATCAGAAGGTTTAGAAAAAGATGTAGAACTAACCAAAGAACAAAAAGAACAGGCTGCAAAGCTGGCTGCTCTGCAAACAAAACTAGACAAGATTGCAGCAGCAAATTTAGCAAAACAGAAAAAAGTCACAGCAGAACAAAAGGCACAAAAAGAGTTAGCTGCAAAAAAGGCTGAACTTGAAGCAATGTTTGACATGGATCGCATCAATCTGCAAGCTGCTCTAAGTCGCAAGTTGTCAGCAGAAGATGAAGCCCGTGTAAAAATCTTGCAAAGATTGGCAGAGGGCACAAAAGAGGCCGTAGATGAAGCCCAAAGATATGCGGATGTTCTAAAGGTAATTGAGGATGGCAAAATTACAACTGGTGAAATAGATGAATTAGCCAAAAAATGGGGCATGACTACAACTGGGGTTGTCTTGTACATAGAGAAATTGTTTGCAGCAAATGAAGAAATAAAAAAAATGTTGGCTTTGTTGTCACAAGTTAAAATTCCTGAAATACCAAAACCACCAATTGTACAAACCCAAGCGGCTATTGAAACTTTATCACCAAAAATTCAAGAAGCAATTTTGACTGGTGCAGATCCAGTAGCAGAGGGTGAAAAGGTAAGAAAACAATTATTGAAAGAAATGGGTAAGAGTGATCCTTTTGGCGCAGGTGCAGCAGCTAGTGGAAGACTAACTGCACAAGCAATTGCTTATTATCAAAACCTTTTAGATATACCGCGCATGGCTGATGGCGGTATTGTTACCAGACCAACTCAAGCTCTTATTGGCGAAGGTGGTGCTGAGGCTGTCATTCCTTTAGACCGCATGGGCAACATGGGTCAAAGAGTAGTTGTTAATGTGGCTGGCTCTGTGATCTCAGAAGGTCAATTACAATCTGTGATTCAAGATGTTCTTTACAACTTAAACCGCACAGGAGCATCAACACAGCTCACAAACCTTGGTAGATAATGTCAGCAGCAGCAACCCTCAAGGTAGTCATAGACTTTAGTAATGGAGCTAGTTTTGATCCCGCTTTAGTGCTGGATGATCCTGCAACACCTTTGGACACAGCGATTTTGGGAACTGTCGCTGCCGACACTGTGGACATAACATCTTTAGTGACACAGGTATTCATCAGAAGAGCATTTAACAGATCATCTGACTCATTTATTGGCGGCACTGCAAAATTGGTATTTGTTGATCAAGATGGCACATATAACCCAGCAAACACCAGTTCATCTTTGTATGGCAAAATCAAACCTATGCGCAAAATAAGATTCACTGCTACCTTCCAAAGTGTTGAATACAACTTAGGGTCAATGTATGTGCAGCAATGGGATTACCAAAGCCCAATTGGATTTGATCCTGCCTATGTCACTTTGAACTGTGTAGATGGTTTTCAACTTTTAAATTTGACCACAATCACCAGTGTTAGCGGAGCAAGCGCAGGTCAAACCACAGCTCAAAGAATTACTAGTTTGCTTGATGCGGGGGATTGGCCTGGTGGTATGAGAGACATCTCTACCACTACAACCACCACAGTTCAGGCAGATACAGGATCAAGTAGGTCTTTACTAGAGGCTTTACAAGAAACAGAGGCCACAGACCTTGGGGCTTTGTACATGGATGAAAGAGGCTTTGTGAAATTCTTATCAAGATCAGACATCATTACCTTATCTGGTGGCACTTTGACACAATTTTCTGATGTTACTGGATCGGGGGATATTACTTATCAAGCGGTAAATTTTGACATCTCAGATTATCAATTGATCAATAAAGTTACAGTTACTCCAACGGGTCTTAGTGGCCAGACCGCATCTGATTCAACCAGCATTGATGATTACTTCCAGCATTCTAGGGTCAGATCAGGAATTATGCAGACTGAGGCAGATGCTTTAAATCAAGCTTTGATGATAGTTGCATCCCGCAAAGAGCAAGGAGTTGATCTGCAACTTAACTCTTTGACAGTAGATGCCTTTGGAAGTACCGATACCAGTCGGGTTGTTGCAGCTTTGAATTTAGATGTGTTTGACCCTATTGAAGTTACTCAGACTTTGCCTGCTGGCAATGTAGTAACTGACAGTGTAATTGCAGGGGTGCAATATCAGATTACACCCAACTCTTTTTTGGTAACATTCCTGTGTGCGCAACCCTTTGCTTCTGGCTTTTTGCTAGACTCAGCGGTTGATGGTTTATTGGATGAAGACTCTTTGAGTTATTAGGAGATAGATGGCAAAACAAACTTTTACAACTGGCCAGGTCTTACTTGCAAGTCAGCTCACTTCGCTTCAACAAACGGCTTTAGGCGGGGGCGCGGCAAACGCAAAAACTGCCTCTTACACTTTAGTAGCTGCGGATGCTGGTACAGCAATTTCAATGACATCCACCAGTGCAACTACAATTACAGTCAATACAGGATTGTTTGCTGCTGGTGATACTGTTTTGATTCAGAATTTGGGAAGTGGAACGCTGACCATAACTGCTGGGTCTGCGACAGTGAATACATCAGGAAATCTAGCTTTGGGTCAATATGACAATGGTATTTTATATTTTGTCAGTGCAAGCTCAGCAATCTTTAATAACTTTGCAGGTTCATCCACTGGTGACATAACAGGTGTTACCGCTGGCACAGGTTTAACAGGTGGTGGGTCAAGCGGTGCTGTGTCATTAGCTTTAAGCACACCTGTTGCAGCTACAAATGGTGGCACAGCACAGTCAACTTATACAACAGGCGACATGATTTATGCATCTGCATCTAACACTTTGGCTAAATTAGGAATTGGTAGCAGCGGACAAGTTTTGTCAGTATCAGGCGGTATTCCTGCTTGGGCTACTGCTAGTGGTGGTAGTGGCGCATTAGTAAAAATTACTTCAGCACCATTTACAACTCAATCAAGTGTTGCCGTTGATGATGTTTTCACTGCAACATATAAAACTTATTATGTTTTTTGGTCTTGCTCAGCATCGGTAGATGGCGCAGATTTACAAATGCAATTTAGATATGCCGGGCCAAATACACAAGCAACTGATTATTATGGCTCAGGTTTTGGTTATGATAGAAGCAACACATTGAGCACTTGGGGCTTTTCAAATACAAATCAAGCAACAATTTACAATGCCTTACAGGATGCTGGAAATTTGAGTTATGGGTATATTACTTTTGATGATGTTGGTAACGCATCTGCACAGGCTAAATATTTTGGAAATGGATTTGGTCGAACCACACAAACTGTTATCAATTATGCAGGTTTTCAAAATACCAGTAGAACATACACAGGCTTTTTATTAAAACCTGATAGCGGAACAATAACTGGCAGATACCAAGTTTATGGATTGGAAAACTAATGACAAAACAAGAACTAATAGAGCAATTCAAATTAGATTATCCAAGTCTAACAAAACAAGTCAATAACGAAATCATTGTTTTAGACCAAGATGAATATGAGGCAACAATTGATTATTGGGCTGATGCTACATTAGCAAAAGAAGTTGCCAAAATTGAGGCTGAACAAGTTAGATTGAATAAAATTTCTGCTTATCAGAAATTGGGTTTAACTGAAGTTGAAATTGAGGCATTATTGCCAACTCCAATAGATGACAAATTGAACCCTTAGCACAATCTTATAGGAATGTGGCAAGAATTTTGGAACTAACTAGCCCGAATGGTTGGCCAGCTAGTCAGGATCGCAGCGTAATGCGTATTGCTAGCTTTGCAGTTCCAGGTACAAAGATTAAGTTTGCCTGTGCAACCGCTGTTGCGCCTTTGTTAGTAAATTTTTGCAAAGAGTTTGATGAGCTAGTTGAACCGATTGATGAAGGTCAATTAGATGATTGGGGCTATGCCTTCAGAATGACCAGAGGGTCAGATAAAGTTTTAAGCAATCATTCATCTGGTACAGCAGTTGATCTTAATGCCCTAAAACATCCTCTGGGTAAGTCAAATACATTTACCAAAGAACAGTGTAATATAATCAAATTGCTGATAACTAAATATGGACTTGCTTGGGGTGGTAATTACAAAAAGCGCAAAGATGAAATGCACTTTGAAATTGCTTTGGATAGGTCACAGGTACAAAAAAGAATAAAGGAGTTGGATCTTGAAACTTACTAAAAAACAAAAAGAAGCAATAAAGTCTTACTTGCGCAGTATTGCTACTGCCACAGTTACCACAGCTCTAGCCATGGTTGCTGATGTACGCCCTGAGTTGAGTATCTTGATCGGTGCAATGGTTGCGCCTTTGGTCAGATACCTGGATGGATCAGATCAGGCTTTTGGGCGCAATGCAAAACCTGAATAGTTACGCAGCACTGCTAGTTGCAGTTGTAACTCTTATTGGTTCATTGGTTGCCGCTGTAAAATGGTTGGTAAATCACTATTTGTCAGAGCTTAAACCTGACAATAATGGTGGCCATAACCTTGAGGGTAGGATTTCGCGCATTGAGAATAAGCTAGACACACTCTACAACATCCTCATCAGCAAGTAGTTTGCCCTTTACGCTAAGCGCATGGAGATCTGCGCGATAGTACCTACCAGGGGCAGACCTCAAAATGCCTACCGATTAGCGCAAGCTTTTGAAGATACGCAAGCAATCACTGATTTATACTTTGCAATTGATAATGATGATCCGCTTTGGGCTGATTATGTAAGACATGAGGATGAATATGGCTACCGCTGTTTGCCAGTCAAAAACAATAGTGGTGGCTGTGCGCTTGCTCTTAATACCACTGCGGTGCGTTTGTTGGATTTTGTTAACTATCCTTTATATGAACATTTTGTTTTCATGGGTGATGATCACCTTCCTAGAACCCAAAACTGGGATCAAACCCTTGTGGAAGCGTTAGGTCAAAAAAATGGTATTGCTTATGGTGATGATTTATTTCAAAGAGCAAATCTACCCACTGCCTATGTAATGACCAGATCTTTGGTCTTCCAATTGCAAGGCATGACATTCCCAGGATGTTTTCATTTATTCTTTGATAACTTTGTAAAACAATTGGGATTGGATCTGAATAACCTGCAATATGTTGAGTCAGTAATCATTGAACATATACATCCCGCTGCTGGTAAAGCTGAGATGGATGAAGGTTATGAAAGAGTTAATGCACCGAAATGGTATGAGCAAGACTTACTCACAGTACAAAAATATTTACGATCTACTGAGTATGCCGCCTTAGTTCGCCAATTCAAATGCAAATCCTGATTACTGGATCTCATGGTTTTGTAGGTAGAGCATTCCGCAGAGCTTTGCCCTATGCACAATTGACATTGGTAGATCTAAAAAATGGTGTTGATTGTAGAGATTTTTTTAAACTAGAAACAAAACAATATGACCTAGTTATTCACTTGGCTGCCTTAGTGGGTGGGCGGATGACCATTGAAAATGAACCAATTAGTTTGGCTGTTGATTTAGCAATTGATGCAGAGTTTGCAATGTGGGCTTTGCGAACTAAACAACCTTACATTGTGTACTTCTCATCTTCCGCAGCGTATCCAATCGCTTTGCAGACAGCTACAAAAAAACATAAATTAAAAGAGAAAGATATAAATTTCATAAAGATAGGTCAGCCCGATATGACCTATGGTTGGACAAAGCTTACTGGCGAAGTGCTGACTGAATATCTCAGAGCTGAAGGGATCAAGGTTTTAACTCTTAGACCCTTCAGTGGCTATGGCACAGACCAAGATCTCACCTAT